CCATACGAACTTGGGGTGCTATCTCAGAGGTCAGGCCAAAAAAAGTTAAGATTAATTGGGATAGCGACCTCCTCACCGCCATCTATAATAAAACTTAAATTAACATCTGGGGATACTTCTTTAATATAGAGTCTTAATGCTCTAGAGTCAGCTGCTAACAAATTAAATTCTACAAATTCTTTAATAGTATTTCTATCTTGTGAACCATCAACTGAGGTTAATTGGTATTTTAAACGAGTAGTAACTTCTGAAGAGGATTCTTTATTAAGTTTTTTAAAACCTTGAATTTCTTGATCAATTAATTCTTCATCTTTATCTGTTAAAAGTTTAAATTCTACCTCAGTTTGAGATACTGGAAGGGTAAATTTAAATGTGCCTCTTGTAGTTAGTAAAGAAGTATCAAAGGGTTTATTATCAAGAGTTGAAAGATCTACTGTGTGTTCTTTACCATTGTAAGTAAATGTATAATCTTTACCATAACCTAAAACACGTGATGCTATAATTAAAGCATTTTTATCACCAGCTATCATATCCTTTAAAGAAAATTTATTCATAGTTAAAGCTTCTAAAAGCTTATCTAAAACAATACCTTTTTGAATATAGTTTTGATTAGTAAGGATATCTTCTTCCTTAGCGGTCATGTATTTCATTTCTACCTTACCACTACGTAGAGGGTGATCTGAGGGATAAATGAGACCTTGAGAGGGTAATTCTACAATTTCTGTAGGGAATTTATTTTCGCTCATAAATTATTTATTTGTAACTAGTTTTATCTATTATACATATAATGTAAAAAAAGAGCTTGGCAAAGCCAAGCTCAAATTTAATTTTATGTAAACTTTTATTAGAAGTTTAATACACAGTAATCTGGTTGTACAGTCATTGTGATGTTAATGGCTGTGTCAACAGTATCCCATGAATAGTCACCAAAGTTAGCTTCAGTGATTAAAGCACCTTTTATTACCCATTCAGAAATGATATCGCCTACTGGTCCTAATACATCGAAAGTTAAATCTTTCTTATAGAAGTCTGAGTAACCATCTCTACCTGTTACTGATTCGTGGTGTAAACGTACCCATTCCATTACTGCCTGAGCACCTGAAGGTGTGATAGGATCAAATAATGTGAACTGAATTGGGTTCCAAACTGTTTTTCCTTTCACGAAACGTTGAACGTTAATGTGGTTTAAAGGTACAGTTCCTTGAGTTAAAGTTACAGCACCGATTGCTTTGATTGTGTAAGATGGAATACCATCAATATACATGATAAAGCGGTTCGCCTGTTTTGGTTCAAACGCTGTGAAAAATATTTCGTTCGGGTCTAATACTGCCATTTTGCTATATTATTTATTTTATTATAAATATTATTAATTACAACTCTTAACCTGGGAAGGTAGCTCCAGTTGGTAAGATGTTAAAGTCGAGGTAAATAAATTCAGCAGTCTTAGTTGGCTGTAAATAGATTTGACCAATCATTTGGTTTCTATCGATTACGTCTGGAGTGTTATTGGAATCATCCATAATTACTCTGAACGCGTATAAACCTTGACGTTGTTGAACTGATTCTAGGTATGGATTAACTTGGCTTAGGAATTGGTTTCTTGTAGCAATTGTGTTTTGTTCAAACACTAAGTTATTAGCTACTTGAGAAATATAAGACTTAAGGGCGATTAACAATCTTCTAACGTTTACACGATCAAGTGCTGATGCTTTTTTCTGTAGAGTTTTCTGTCCGTATACTACAACTCCAGTACCTGGGAATGTTGCAATTGGGTTTACATTACCTATGTAAAGATCGTTACGATTAGTTTGGCTTAGTTTTCTTTCGGCTCTTACAACGGTATCTAATCCACCGCGATTGATTCCGGCAGGTGCAAACCATGGTTCAGATACACTGTCATTAAACGCATATACAGCAGGAATCATTGTTGAAGCTGGTACCCATACTAACTGACCAGTACCTGGATCAATAGTCTGTAACCAAGGCCAATATGTTGCTGCATATGAACTATTAACAGCAGCTGCTGAAGTAACTGCTTCAGAAACTGTATCACCATATGGTCTAACATCTACAACTGCGATAGCATCACCTCTAGTTTGAATAGCATTTACTAAAGCTGCCATTTGAGTAGCATTATCAGCAATCGATAGACCTGGAATTGAGATTACATTAAATCTATAATCATCTTGGTTAGATAATAAATCGATCATGTCATCATAATCATCAGCATCAATTCCTTGAATATTGGTAGTACCTGAGGCACTATCGTAGAATTTAGCCCCACTACCATAAAATAATTGACCAGTAGCTAAATTAAAAGATCCGTTGGCTGCTGCTGGTAAAGATGAAGTAAATGCAGATTTAGCAACGCCATTATTATCAAAATAATTTGGAGTAGGTAAATTAACACTACTTACATACACGTATCTAGATTGGTTAGGATAGTTACCAATTACTTCAACATAGTTTTCTGTTGAATTATAGGTTTGGAAACTATCACCAATAACTCTAGAGATAAAGTTTGGAGCAGTTGGATCAAGCGTTAAGTTAGTCCAAGTTTCTAAAACAATAGGTTCTGTAGTTGTATCATCACCTTGTCTAATTAATAGACTAAAAGTTCCTGAACCAGTGTTTACATTAGAAATTTGCCATCTTACGTTATCAGAAGATCCTGAGGTTAAAGTACCATTAGAACCGGTTGCAAAACCTGAGTTCATGATAGTACCTTCAGAAATAGTTTTTAAAGCAAAAGATGCTGTATTATCTCCGTATAAAGAATCAATTGAAGCTGTGCCTAAAGAATTTATAGCTTGGGCAGATGTAAATGAACCAGAAGCTACTCTAGCTACTAGTAAACTTTGACCTCCTTGTTGAAAGTAATTATAAGCCGCAATCTGAGTAAAATAGCTGTATTCTTGACCCCCACTTAAAAAAGAACCACCAAACTTATTTAAATAATCTGAATATGTGGTAACTACTGTAGGGATTTCTACTGGACCTTTAACTGTAGGTCCTATAATAGCAGCACCAACAGTTACGGGTTGTTGGGTGATAAATGACTGATCATTTTCTCTAGATAGTACCCCAGGTGAAATTAAAGTTTCTGCCATTGCAAAGTTATATTTTTAGTTTTATTATAAATATGTGATTTTTTTTCAAAAATATCTGTACAACTCTTAAAATATAACCTAAAGGCAGAAAATTACCCGATAGTAATTTCTCCAGTCTCTAAATTAAGAGTTCCATTTCCGTATTTTTCAGTTAATTGAACTCCTAACTCATTATTCATTTTTTCAAGTTCTAATACTTGATTTTTCAATTCATTTTTATTCTGCTCTAGCAATAACATTCGGTATTCAATTGAACCTAAGTTCATTAAAAGAGTATTGTGTTGATGTAGAATATTTTTTAATTGTGTAAGTTCTTCTTGAGTTAAAACTTTTGTTTCCATATGTTATAAATATTATTTTTTAAGTAAAGATTTTATTTTAGACATTACTAATTGTGGAGTAATTGACTTTTGACAAATGTGCTGTTTATCGGTTCCTTTCCAAATAGGACACCAATCCCAATCCCCAGCATCAAATGAAAAGTTTGGATTAGTCCAACATGGAAAACAAACATTTTCTTTAAATATACGAGTTATTTTTTTAGTAAATTCATGTCCAGGTTCAGCAAATCCATTAATCATAGCTGTATGTTTTCCTATAGCCCAGTTTAACCATGATAATCCTGAGCCTAGTCCAATGAATAGTTCAGCATGGTAAAGTATATTAGCTACGTCTTCCATTGAATGACCATAGTGATTAATTACACCATCCATTTTATGTTCGTTTTGAGTTAAGCTAATAACAAGATACCCTTGTTGATTAAGTAATTTAGCTAAAGTTACCCAATAATTATAAACCCATTCTTTACAACCTGCAGTAGCATTAGGACCTATTACAATATATTTTTGTTGATAAGGTCTTTCTTTTTTAGGAAAACTTACACCATGATTAAGTTCTTTATATTCTAACCCTAAAATATCAGAAGCAGTAGCTTGCATGGGGATTACATTACATTGGCGGGGATGTCTATTAAAGTTCTTCCAACCTCCCTTTTCATCTCTAAACCAACCAATTTGGTAGTGGGCAACACAAGCTGTACCTGTACCGGGTTCAATAAATTCTATATTTCTATAAGCATCTAAACCTTTAAACCAATCATTATGGAATGTAGATAATACTACTTTACAATTGTGTTTTTTGGCAAATTC